TCAAGTTGCGATACCTCGTCTTCTTTTAAGGCTATCTTATGTGCAATGTCAGCAACGCTCTTTAATTTGTCGGTGCTTAAATCGCTAATAGAATCTGCACTCATAGAGTCAGCTTCTACCTGTTGTAATAAATCACTCATTTGTCATTCTCCGTTGTTCGTGATTAAAAGACTTTATTATTGTCTTGCATATAAGAATATATGGGTTATATAATATATGTCAAGCATAAAGGATTAAAAAATGTATATTTACAAAACAAAACCGTTTAAGCACCAACAGGAAATATTTGATGAAAGCTGGGATCGTATATACTACGCCTTGTTTATGGAAATGGGTTTAGGTAAGTCAAAAGTTATTATAGATACGATAGGTAAATTAAAATTAGAGGACAAAATTGATTCGGCTTTAATTATTGCACCAAAGGGCGTTTATGATAACTGGGCGAAACAAGAAATACCGAATCATTTACCTGATGAATATGAACGGTATATTGTTAGTTGGAAACCCACTAAAGCTAAAGCATTTCAAGATTCTATGAGTAAATTGGTTTTTGAAACACTGCCGGGTATAAAGTTTTTTCTTGTTAATGTTGAAGCGTTTAGCACAGAACGAGGTAAAAAAGCGGCGTATTATTTTTTAAAGAAAAATCCTGACAATATTATGGTTGTTGACGAAAGCACTACTATTAAAAACAGACAAGCTGTTAGAACTAAAAACCTTTTACAGCTAGGTCAATATGCAAAGTATAAAAGAATATTAACGGGCTCGCCTGTAACTAAATCGCCGATGGATTTGTTTTCACAATGTAAATTTTTAGACACTAAAGCGTTAGGTCAAGAAAGTTATTTTGCTTTTCAAAACAGATATGCCGTGGTGCAACGTAAAACATTTGGTGCTCGTAGCTTTAATGATATTGTAGGGTATAGACGATTAGACGAGTTAAATGAAAAGTTATTGACCTTTTCAGCTAGAACATTAAAAAAAGATTGTTTGGATTTACCTGATAAGATTTACATTAAAAGAAATGTACCTTTAACACATCAACAAAAGACAATTTATGAGGAAATGCGGCGATTCGCACTAGCTCGGCTTGCTCAAGGAGAACTGGCAACAACTACCAGTATTTTGACGCAGTTGATGCGATTACAACAGATTTGTTGTGGTTATTTAGAAAGTGACGAGGGCCGTTTAGAAGTGTTGGATAGTCATAGATTAGATGAGCTTATGAACATAATTCAGGAAACTAGCGGTAAAGTAATTATATGGTGTAATTATGTTTATGGCATTGGTGAAATTAAAAATAAATTAATTGAAGAGTATGGAAAAGACACAGTAGAAACTTATTTTGGACAAACGAAACAAGAAGACAGGCAAGAGATAGTAAGACGGTTTGAAGACCCCAATGATTCGTTAAGGTTTTTTATAGGTCAACCAAAGACAGGGGGTTATGGCATAACTTTAAACCAAGCCTCAACCGTTATATACTATAGCAATAGTTATGATTTAGAGAGTAGATTACAATCAGAAGACAGGGCGCATAGAATAGGTCAGAAAAAGTCTGTAACTTATGTAGATTTAATATCGCCCGGAACTATAGATGAAAAGATTGTAGAAGCCTTACGAGAAAAAATTAACCTTGCAGACCAAGTTTTAAAAGAAGACACTAAAAACTGGTTAAGTTGATATATTTTCCATTCTTTTAACTAAACGCTGTGCTCTTGTTGGAACGTCTACCTTGTGCCATTTTGAATCGGCCATCTGCACAGAGGCTTCAGACCAGTTACTTTCATCTACGGCTGCTTTCATCTTTTTAAACTTACTTAGTCTGGGACGGCCCATATTAAACATCATGTTTGCAATTATTCTTTGCACTTCTTCTGGTAGCTCGTCAAAGTTATCATACAATATCTTACATTCAGATATAGTTGTTTCTATATCCTGATTAAAACATTCAGCTACTCTTTCTTCAGATACAGGCGATCCTAAAGGTAAGCTAAACTCAGGATCAGATTGTAAAACAAGATGACCAATACCGAAAGTTGGATAACCTAAATGATCGTGATAAATTTTATATTCCACACCTTCATCGTATTCTAGCTCTTGTCTTAATTTATCTATATCCATATTTATTCCTTTTATTGAACAATTTCATTAACTCGACCTCTTCTACGAGAATATTCAACTTGAGCCTTTCTGTAAGCGTCACTAAAATCATTTATATTTTCATTCTGCATAATTCCAAAAGCAAGAGCTATAACAGGGTTTGTTACAGTTTCTCCACCAAACATACCTTTTTCCGGTAAAGTAGAGCGGGAGTAACTTAAAGAAGGTAAAGTGTCTGTAAAAACATTTGTAATAGGCGCAGTATTTTTTGTAACCGTTTCTTTTGTTGATGGTAAAAATTTTCTTATTCCTTGCATAAAATTACTTTCTAAAAAAGGTCTAATAAAACCACCCGGCATTAAAAGTGACAATAAACCTTTTGGTTCCATTAATGCTTTTTCACCAAATGAAAAATACTTTCCTCCATCATATTGTGGAACTAATTTGCTAGGTAAGTTTAAAGAAGGGATTCCTTGCCCATATTTTCTATTAAATTCATTTACCCCAATGTCTCTGATAATATCGTCTCTTCTTTGAGCACCAAACCTTAAATTTTTATTACCCGGTAAACGGTTTCCTATAATATTTAAAGCTTGTGCAAACCGTGGGTCGTAAGTATCAGATCCTATTATATTTGATCGATTAACACCAACTTGAGGCGCAGCTATTTGTCTTGCTGTTTCTTCGGCCATTGCATCATCATAATTAGTTCTTCCTACAGTGCGTTGTGCATCACTCATATAATTAGCGTAATCTTGAGGCGTTAGATCCATGCCACCCGGTCTTTCAGACACTCCCCCAAAGGCTAACCCTACAATACCGCCGTCAGCAAAACTTCTTTTAAAAGTAACTCCAGCACCAGTTGGACTAACATTTGGCATTATTTTTACGTTACCTCCACTTAATTTAAAGCTGTCAAGAATATTTTGAACAAGAGGATTTGTTTGAACACTTGTTATACCAGCGCCTTGATTAGAAGGTGTATAAGAAAAGGTAGAAGGAAGTTGAGAATAAGGGGGAGGAATAAAATCAGTTTCTTTAATTTGATTATTGTCATTATAATCTAACCCAGACATAATTGACTGCTGAACTTCTACAGGCGCTGTTTCAAGTCCCATATCGTAGGCAGCTCCGCCGTCTTGCATAAACTGTGTTGGTTGTTGAGCTTTAATTAATCCTGATGTTATATCGCCCGGAAACAAAGAAGCAAATTGCGCCCTTTGATTTACATTCGGCGCGGCAGGTGGGGGTGAGCCCACATTAGCCGCGATGCGGTTGTTCACACCGCTTGGCGGTCCTGCCGTAATCTGGGTGGTGGGAAACCCCGCTACATTAGGCTGGACCGAACTCTGTTCGTTATATTGAAATTCTGGACCTGTTATCTCTTCATCTACTTCTCTTATAATAGCAGGCGTTACTCGTTTTATTGGTTTAAACCCACTTGATAACAACCAGTTACTTAAACTATCTGACACCGTTTTAACATCTTGTTTCGTTCTTACTTTTTTTAACATTTGAGCTAATCTTACAGGGTTTTGCATTAACTCACCCATAACATCCATTTTCATGCTTTGCGGAACATTTTGAAAAATTCTTTGCATTATCTCAACACCTGCCTGAGATTCAATTAGTCCTGATCCTATACCTCTGTTACCCGGTAATGGCATTTTACTTGCAACAAATTGACCTATAGACGCGCCTGAAATTTTTAAATAAAAACCTAAAAGAGGGTTTAAATTATCTATTAAATCATCTGCTCCAAATTTACCCGCTGCTTCCATTGCTTCGTATTTAACTAATTCAGTAACAAATCTTTTGACGTTATCCATTTGTTTTTGTGTTGCAATACCATTGTTTATCATAAGGTCAGATAAACTTGTTCGTTTTAATGCTGTCGGCATTTCAGAAAACAATGAATCATACATACTTCTAGCACTAAAGGCCTGACTTGTTCCTCCTGCTTTTGTCATAATATATTCTAACGTAGAGGTGTATAAACCTTTTAAATCTTGTTCCGGGTTTTTTGAAGCCTTAGCTATTCGCGATAAGTTTCTTATATCTCTTGTAGGATTTTTACCAGCTATTGCCATGCCTGCAATATAAGTCGGGCTTTCTATTGCATTTTTTCCTGTTATATTTTTAAAATATAATTGATCTTCTAATTTTTTTTGCAAATTTTTATTTTTAAAAA